GTGGCGGACGATGTGCCGCTACATTCAGGCCAACTCGCGGATGGCGATGCTCGGGCTGGACTTGGAGCGGTGGGGCGACGAGGCCGCGCGGCGGCTGTCTGCCTGAATGACGCTACAGCGGCGAGAGCGGGCCGGTGAATCTGGCATAATGGCAATATGCCAACCGCAGCCCCAACGCACGTCCAGCGGCTCGTCGCCAACGAACTAGCCGCCGCCCTCACGGCCTGCTCGTGGCCTGGCGACATTGCGACCATTTCCGCCACCGTCCGCCGGGTGCCCGACTACACGACCGAAGACCTGGGAACGCTCAAGGTATCGGTCGTGCCCGGTCCCGTGACGCTGCGGACGGCCACGCGGTCCGACGATATGTTTGAGGCTTCCGTCGGGATCGTGCTCGCGAAGCTCGTCACGTCGGAGGCCGAGATTTCCTCGCTCGAGGATCTCAATATGGCGATCATCAACGCGATCCGCTCCGAGCTTGTCGAGGTCGAAAGCCTGCCGAGCGGGGCCGATTGGACCGAGATCGCCCTGCCGGTGCCGTACGACCGGGAATCGCTCACCGAGCGAAACGTCTTTCTGTCACAGATCGAAGTGACGTTCCAAGTGCCGATCGAGAAAATCGCCGGAGGGTAGCCGATGGGCGTTTTCCTTCCCCCGGGCGGCGGCCTAGCCAGCAGCCTCGGGCTCAACGGCGGAATTCCGTCGATCCCCGGCAGGATCAACGTCAAATTCTTTTTCGACCGGCCGGCCGTCAAGAACTCGATGAGCCGTGCGAAATACTGGGCTCTCTACAAGGCCGGCAGCGTCGTGATGCAGACCGCCCGCCGGTCGATCAAGCGAAAGGGGCTCGCCCGCCCCAAGCTGCAGATCATGAAGGACAACCCCGGCGTTGCCTTGATGCAGCTCGCGAGGATGCCGGGCGTCCGCGAATCCACCCGCCGGAAGCTCCGGCAGCGGATTTGGGAGATCAAGAACAAGCCAGCATCCATGCCGGGCACGCCGCCCAACACGCACACGGGAGTATTTCGGAGGGACATCGTCTACGCATACGACCCGATCGCCGAGTCGGTCGTTGTCGGCCAGTTCATGCAGGGCGGAGCGTGGCTCGCGGCCCTCCACGAATACGGCGGCGTGCAGCGGATGCAGGCCTACGCGTTCATTCCGAAATACGACGGTCGCTATACCGGCATCATCGGCTACTGGCGAGTGGGCAAGAAGCCGCGGCTGCCGGGCCGGTGGCACCCGCTCAATATGTTCGAGAATCACATCTACCCAGAGCGGCCGTATATGCGGCCTGCGATTACCAACGCGGCCGCGAAGAACGAAGTCGTGGCGCAGTTCCGCGGGCAATTTCGCGCCGGCGGCGGAGCGTAGGGCCGTGGTATACTGACGTTCAGGAGCGGCGCCACGCCGCCAACGTCGGCAAAACCACTGGCGAAAAGGCATATGGCCACCTACACGCTCGGCAAGGATTACACGGTTTCGGGGCTGACGGGCGTCAGCGAGCTCACCTACACGCGAACCGGCGAACGGCTCGACGTGACCACCCGCGAGGGTGCCAAGCCGTACAAGAAGACGGTGGCCGGGTTCGGCGACGAGACGCTCGAGTGCAGTGTGTACGAGCCGACGGGCGCGGGCGTGAACTTCGCCGGCTTCAAGATCGGCGAACAGAAGACCGTCGTTATCAACGGCACGTCGATTACGGCTGTCATCATGAGCGCCAATCGTTCAGAGCCGCAGGACGGCGTGGTCGTCTACCAACTCACGCTGCGACCGGGCGAGGCGCTGGAATCCGCCCAGCAGGCTCCGATCTAAACCCTTCCGCGAGGATCTCAGCACATGGCGAAATACAAGATGGGCCGCGCTTGCGTGGCCACCCTGCCAGGCGTCAGCAACAACGACATCAAGGACGTGACCGTCAACGCGTCCGCGACGGAGCTCGACGTGACGACGTTTCCGACCACTGGTTCGCTCACCAAGGCCGACTATATGCCCGGCCTCGTCGACGTGACGATCGACGTGACGTGCACTGAAACGACCGCGACCGTTGGTATGTCGGGCGCCCAAGACGTTGCGAACATCGACACGACTCTCGAGGCCGTTGTGCTCGACGTTAAGGAGTCAGTCAGCCCCAAGGGTGTCGTCGAATACACCGTGACGTACGGCCTGCAGATGCCCGAAAACTGAGTGGTGCTGAATGGCGAAGGTCAAGCTGGGCCGCGATCAAACGCTGACGCTTGACGGTGTCGCCCTTGAGGGCGTTCGCGAGGTTGATATTCAGGTCGATATGCAGGGTCAAGACGTTACTGCGTTCGACCACAGCACGACCTCGACGCTGCCTATTCGCCAAGACGTGACGCTCCGCACGCTCATCTACCACAAAGACGATTACGACCGCATCCGCCCAAGCTTCAGCCTCACGACGCCGAGGCCCGTCACGCTGGCAATCAGCAACGTCGCGTCGGCCCAGTTTGTGCCGGTGGCAGTAAAGATCGCCCAGCCTGTCGACGGCGTCATGGCCTGGGACGTGACGTGGAAAACCTGGAACTATTCATGAAGACGTTTCGCACGACCGACGGATTGGAGTGGCAGATTGCCGTCAACGTGGCGACGGTCAAACGCGTCCGCGACCTCGCCGGCGTGGATCTGCTGGCCGTGGTCGACGACGCCGGCCCGCTGCAGGCGATCTTCGGGGATCACGTCAAGTTTTCGGAAGTGCTCTGTGCGGCCGTTCGCCCGCAGTTGGCCGACCGCGACGTGGGCGATGACGAGTTTTTCGCGACGATCGACGGGGCGGTGATTGAAGCCGCGGCGGAGGCGCTGATCGGCGAAATCGTCGATTTTTTCCAAGAGCCCCGAAAGGGGCTGCTCAAGAAGGCGCTGGCCAAGTACCAGGAAGCGCTGGCGAAGGTCAACAGCCGGACGACGCAGACCGCCGAGGCGGCCCTCGACCAGATCGACTTCGAGCAAATGATTCTAGCGATGCCTACGAGCTTTGCTTCCGCCTCGCCGGGATCTGCGGGGTAGCACCGTGGGGCTACACGCTCCGCGAGTTGGATTGGATGGCCGTTGGCCGACAACACGACACTTGGAACCACACCAGCAACCTCATGGCCCTGCTCGCGACCATCCACAGCGACCCCAGCAAGGGCAGCAGCTACACGCCGTCCGACTTCCACCCGTTCGTGGAATCGCCGGGGCTGCCGGAAGCCACGCCAGAGCTGCTTGAGTCGCTCGGATTCAAGCGGGCCGCCAAGCCGGAGGCGGCCGCCCAGCCGGAGGGGGTGAGCGATGGCCGCTAGTGCTGGTGCCGTGAAGATGGGCGGCGCCTACGTCGAAATCTTCGCGAAGGATGGCGCGTTCATGCAGGCCATGACGCGAGTCCAGAATCGGATCAAGTCGGTAGCGTCTTCCATGCAGACGGCCGGCCGCAACATGGCTTTCGGCGGCACGGCGATCGGTGCCCCAATGCTGCTGGCGATCAAGCAGGCGGCCACGTTCGAGGATGCCCTGCTTGGGATGCGGTCCGCGGCCGGGCTGACCGAGAAGCAAGTGGGCTCGCTCCGCCAGCAAGCCCTCGCGCTGGGCCAGGCGATGAACGCGAGCCCCACCAAGGTTGCCGGCGCGTTCCTCGAGCTCACCAAGGCCGGCATGAGCGTCGACGAGGTGCTCAGGGGGGCCGGGCAGTCTTCGGTTGAGTTTGCCCGCGTGAGCGGCGTTGAGATGGCCGACGCGGCCGTCTTCATGAAAGTCGCCATGCAGTCGTTCGGTGTTTCGGCCCAAGAGGCCGTCGACACGCTCTCGGCCGCTGCCGACTCGAGCGAAACGAGCATCGCCAGCATGGTCGAGTCGTTCGGCCTCGTCGGCTCCGCCGGTGCTCTGTTCAACCAGAGCCTATTCGACCTCGCTCAAGGCATGGCCGCCCTCGCCCGGTTTTCGATCATCGGCGAGGAGGCCGGCACGGGCATCAAGAGCATCCTCAATAGCCTCGTGGCCCCGTCGGGCGTGGCCCAAGATGCCTTGGAAAGCCTCGGCCTCACCGTCGACAACTTCCGCGGCGCCGACAAGAAGATGCTGCCGCTGGTGCAGATCGTCGGCGTCTTCGAGAAGGCGCTCAAGAACATCGACCCGAAGACCGGCGACCGGGCTCTCGCCCAAATCTTCGGCGACCGCGGTATCAAGGTGATGGGTGCCTTCTTGAACCTGGGCACGCAGGGGTTTGAGAATATTTCGGCGGCGATGAAAGACAGCCTGCCGGTGAGCGAGAAATACCAGATCGTGATGAGCGGCGTGACCGGCTCGCTCGAGGGGCTGCGGAATTCGACTGAGCAGGTGTCGATCGCGTTTACGGAATCCGTCGGGCCGGCGTTCGCCCAGGCCACTCAGTCGGCCAGCGGATACCTTGGGGCACTGGCGTCGATCATTTCAAGGAATCCAGAGGCCACCACTGCCGTCGCCATGCTGACTGTCGGCGTCACGGGCCTCGGGGCCGCTCTCGCATTGACGGGCCTCGCCGCCAAGGGGCTTGTAGCATCCCTCGGCGTGATCGCGACGCTCGCGACTCCGTTCGCGGCAGCGGCCGCGGCCGCCCTGGCAGGCGGGGCGGCGGTCGGCTATTACGGCGGCAAGGCTGCCGGCTGGGCCTTGGGGCTCAAAGACCCGGGGGCAGAGAACGCACCGGGCGAGCTCGCCGGCAACTTCATGGCCGCGAGGGCTCTGCAGCGGCAGGGCGTCGACGGCAAGGCCGCGATCAAGCCGTCGGTGAAGATGAGCGACGCCGAGATCGCTAAGCTCGAGCAGCGAGCCCAGGCGGCCCGCGACGCGGAGGCTGCCCAGAAGGCCGCCCTCGACGCCGCGGAGGAGGCCCGCAAGGCCTTGGAGCGAGAGGACGAAGACTTCGACCGCTCGCAGGCCCAAGCGGTTGCGGGGCTGCAGGAGTTGTCCAATGCGGTCGTCGAGGAATCGCTCAAGCTCGGCGCTGACGCCCAGGCGGCGGCCGTTGAGTTTCAGAAAAAGCTCTCTGGCCTGCAGGGCCAAGTGAGGGCCGGCGTGCTCAACCAGGCCGGAGCCGAAAACCTTGGCGGCCTTGAAAAAGCCAAGATCGACGAGCGGTTTCAGCAGATCCGCGACGCTCAAAACCCAAAGCCCTTTTCCATTGGCCCAACGGCCGGCACGTTCGGCAGCGCCTCGCAGATCGGCATTGCACCGGCGCTCAATACGGCGTTCCGGCAGGCCGCCGACGCGGCCAAGGCCGGGCAGCGGGCCGCCCAGGTCAACGCCGCGGCCGCCAACAAGGTCGCCGCCGGCGTCAACGGCATGGCCGATCAATTTAAGAAGGTGGTCGAGGCTCACAGGCAGGGCAACGAAATACTCGGCCGTATCGAAAACAAGCTGGGCATTGGGGGTGCGTTCGTATGACCGTCGTTTGCTACGAAATGTCCGATTCGATGTCGGGGAGCATCACTCACGATTTCGAGCAGGGCGAGACGCGCGAGGTCAAGCGGCGATACGTCATCGGCCAGTGCGTTGGATTCAACGACGCCGTGACGCAGATCGCGGCGTATGCCCCGCCATACGTTGACGGCGACGGGGCGGGCATCTTTTGGCGCCGTGCCAGGCTGGACGTAGTCGGGATCGGAAACAGATGGTTTGACTGCACGGCCACCTACTCAACGCTGATGTTTCGGGACGACGCGCACGGCGGCGGCAGCGGCGGAGGCGGAGGCGGAGGCGGCAGCGGCTCATTCCAGCCGGGCTCTATCGCCTGGGACACGACGGGCAATACGGAGCACATCACGCAAGGCCTCGTCGCAGAGGAGCGGATGCCGGCCAATGCCGCCGACTTCAAGGGGGCGATCAACGTCAATGGCGACGGCGTGGACGGCATCGACGTTGTTCGTCCTGCCATGCGGTACTCGGAAACATGGATACTGCCGGTGTCAGTGGCGGTCGGAGACGAATACGTCCGGGCCGTGTTCGGCCTGACCGGAACCGTCAATCAAAGTAACTTTCGGGCATTTGGCCCAGAGAACGTGCTTTTTCTTGGCGCCCGCGCGCAGTGGCAGGGTGATCTGCCATACGTTGCCGTGACATACGACTTTGAGGCTAGGAAGGGGTACGGCGACGACACTCCGCAATATACGGTCCCAGGAATTGCGGGGGCGATGGACAAGAAAGGCTGGGAGCACATCTGGATCGCCTACGAGCCGGAGGCCAACAACCAAAAGCTCGTCCGCAAGCCTATCGCGTTCTACAAAAACAAAGTTTACGAAGTGGCGGATTGGTCGCCGCTGCAGCTTGGCGGCGACATTGGCACGGCCCCGGCCGTCCTAAACGCACAGCTCCCCGGCGCCCCCGGCCAAGGCTTCCTCTGATGCCAGATCCTCGCCAATACGTCCGGCCTGGCCAGCGGCTTCAGATAGCCGCCAGCCAGATCAACGCGCTCAATGAAATGATCCGCAAGGGCGACGCGGCGACTGTCGTGCCTGCGCGGCCGGAATCCGCCCCCTACACGTTCGTATATGCAAGGAACGCCACCGGCGGCACTGTCGCCCGCTGGGGAATCATGTCGATCACTGGCGTCGAGATCACGCCCACCAGCACGAGCGGCGGGGCGACGGCTCAGTTTGAGCAGATGCCCGTGCTCACGGGTGGCACGCCGTCTGCGACCACAACGGCCTGGTGCGTGGCTGTCGAACCGATTGAGAGCAACAAAATTGGTCGCGTGGCGGTGGCTGGTGTTGTGCAGTGCAAGGTTGAGGTGACTAGTGCCGACGACAAGTTTGCGGCGTGCAAGGCATCTGCGTCAGAGCTCAAGACGGGGACTAGCGGCGAAGCGACGATTCTCTGGAAGGACAGTGGCACCGGCTCTGGCAAGTGGGCGTTCGTGCGGTTCGGTGGTGCTGGTGGCGGCGTCCGCCTCGGAACGATCTCGGCAACGTGGAGCAAGGGCGCAACAGCCACCGTCACGGAGCAAAACGGCGACGGCTCAACCAAGAGCCCGTCATCCACATTCACGGCGAAGAACTATTTTGCCACCGTCGCGGTCGCCAGCGGCACGAAGCGGGTCGCGTGCGCGAAGGTGGACGATACTTGGATTCTGTTGGCTGCGGAGTGCTAGATGCTCGACCTCCTCGCCGCTATATCGTCAGTCGATCCGCCCGCCCTTGTGGCTTGGCTCGTCTTCCTGTTTGCTGCCAGCGGCTATCCGCTGGGCATCATGCTCGGGTCGAGCTGCTCGCCGTGTTGCGGTTGTAGCGGCACATGCACAACCACTGCCGATTGCCGCGCGGGCTGTGTATGCGTAAGCGGTCAATGCGTTGCTAACCCATGCACCCAATGCACTGAAGGCGAATTGCCGGAAACGCTGACGGTCTCGTTTTCCGGCCTTGCCGACAAGGCTCCCGGCCCCGACCTAATTTCCCTCTCGTTCTCAGCCTGCTACGGAGGCGGCGCGACGGCGCAGGTGACGGCCCCCGGCGGCGACCCCGCGACGGACAAGGGCGCGATTGGTGCCGTTACCCTGACCAACGGCGGCAGCGGCTATGCGAAGTTGGGCCGCGTGGCTCCGACGCTTACGGTGAGCGGTGGCAGCGGCACAGGGGCGACGTTCACGCCCAGCCTGTCAACGTCGCAAGACGAGTGCGACCTAGACCTGTGGGCTTTGCAGTCTGTTGCGGCATCGGGCGGCACAGGTTACGAGGACGGCGACACGCTCACGATCACGGTGGCCGAAGGCGACACGGAGGTCGCTGCCGCGTCTGCAACGCTCTACCTCGACAAGTCGGAGCCGACGCTGACGCTCGACGGCACGGCGACGGCGACCGTGGCGATGGCTGGTTTAGGAGATGGAAACTTCGGGATTGCCTCTGTCGCAGTCACCGGAGGCGGCAGCGGATATACAGAAGGTCAGTCGGTGACGTTTTCGGTTGGCGCAAACGACGAGACAGTCGCCGCCGCCACAGCGACCGCGCGAGTGGTTCACGGGTCGCCCGCCAACGCCCTGCTATACGAAGAAGGCACCGGGTCTGGCGCGGTCCTTACGCCCGTTTGGACGTTGCTGCCAATCAGTCAGTGGCCTGCCCCAAATAAGAAAGCCTATAGCGTTTCATCGGTGACGATCACGAACGGCGGCAGCGGCTACTCATCGGCAGACTACTTTGAGTTTTATTTTGCGTCTGACGACGACGGGCAGGTTGTCGAGTACGGTTATGGTTTCGTAGACGCTGTAAATGGCAGCGGAGCCATTACAGCAGTCAGCATTGAAAGCGGCGGGCGGTACGTCGGGTCGCGAACCGACCAATTAGAATCGGTGGCAATAGCAAGCGGCGGCAGTTACTACAACGACGACCCAGGCGCGCGCAGCGTACTCGTGAACGCTGGCGGCACCTACTACCGCGAGGACGCGAGCGCCTCACCATACGTTGCCACCGTGACGGTGGGTGTGTCGCAGACGGCACCGAGCGCCGGGGCAGGGGCAACGCTGACGGTAGACATCGACGATGACACTAGCAGCGAGACGTTCGGGCAGATCACGGGCGTTAGTAGCAGTGGCGGCAGCGGGTATCTCGCGCACGAATTGTTCGACACTTGCATGACGAGATTTGATGGCCGGTCGATTGTGGTGCGGCGCACAGGAAACCCGTGTCTATATGCGTTTTCTTGCGAATGGGATAGAGAGTGCGGCTTAGAACAAGAGTCAGTTTATGTTCAATATCGTGGCCCTACCCAGCCTTTGACGGTTGAAATGGGCTTGTCGCGTCCAACGGGCGGGCGCGCCGACGGGCAGCGAATCTGGATTCTCGTCGAAAATCCATCTATGACCGCCGATGAGTTGTCCCCCGACTGCTCCGCCATCGACGTTACGGCGACCGGCGGCTCTGGAGTGCCAGAGGGCGCGACGGCTCACGTTGTAGGAGGCGGCGAGTACGAGGAGACGGAGACGTGTAAAACGATTCTCAGCGAAGACGTGGCGGCCCTGCATGTAGAGTTGAGTTGGGGAGGATTGACCAACTCAACGCAGACCGGAAGCGGTTGCGGGAGGGGCTCTACGTTTTACATTCCCGGCGCAAGCCAAAGCAGTCCGACTTTGTCTTGGTGCGATGCTTGGAAGGAAGGCGAGCAGGATCGAAAGGATGGCGTTGAGGCGGCAACAACAAACTTCGGGGGGTTCGCTTCTTGGACTGAATCTTGCGGCCCTCGCACGTTGGCGATCCAAGGAAACGGAGTCGCGGGCCTTGAGTTGAAGGGGTGCAACTGGAAATGGATTGCTCAAGGGGAAGTCTGCGTGGAGTTGTCCGAAAGCGCTCAGATCTTTTTTCAGACAAACACGAGCTACGGCCTTTCAAACAGTACCGTTGCTGGCACTCGCGTGTGCCGTTGGTGCTATCCAGTTCTTTCCGTGGCGGTTGATGGAGACTTTGTCCCGACTGGAGCAGTCACACTGGGGACGCCGGTATTCACGACGTCTCTGCCCGTATCGCCTGGGTCTATCGATGTCGCTTTTTGGTTTGATGATTATCTTTCAGCAGGAAGCGTATGTAACAACCCAGGAACGCCAACCGTAACTCTCTCACGGCTCCCATGATCCGCTGTCATCGCAAACAACTGGAAGACCGTTGCAAGCAACGCGGCTACGCGCTGGCTAATGTGATGCCGTGCGTTATCGAGCAAGACGGCGACCGCTGGCTGATCGACACCGAGCACCCCGCCTACCCGCGCAAGCGTGAGGAGTGGCGGCCCATCCCCATCGGAGACCTCATTGAGCGTGGCCTCACCGCAATCGGCATCACAAAGGAGCGGGTCGAGGCTCTGACCCGCACGGAGGGCAAGCCCGGTGGGTGTGGCTGCGCCGGTCGGCAAAAGTGGCTGAACGAGGTCGGGAACAAGGTGCAGATCGACGCGCGGAACGCGCTGATCGCGGCGAAGCGGTTTTACGTCGGCGAGTGAGTTTCGCCGCAAGATATACTGACGTATAGGTATGACCAACTTTTCCCAACTGCCGCGCACCAACAACCTGGCGTTCGTCAAGGGCGACGAAGTGTCTTTTACAGAAGCATTTGCCGGGCTCGACCTGACGGGCCATACGCTTTCAGCCGGGATCTTTAACTCCAGCATCGCCACGGTCACAAACGTCGTTACGCCGACGCTCTCGCTGGCTACTGCTACTTCCGGCGGCGTCGTTACGAGCACGGTCACAGTCTCGCTCTCGGAGACAAACACAAGCGCCCTAGCTACGAATGTGCGTTACCGCTGGTTTCTGCGTTATGTCACGCCAGGCGGAAAGACCATTACGGCCGTGAGCGGGGCCGTGTCCTGCGTGAATCCGTAGGCGTCGCCTGCCAGCAAAAACTCGGGTTGACGCTATTGCTGGGTGTGGCAGTCTCGATCTAGCAAGGAGGCAGGCGATGGCGGGCAGGCACGTCACGAAAAGCCGCAGGGTCTACGTCGGCGATCGCCGGTGGACGATACAGCACGTCCGCTACCCGCGGGACCGCGACGGCGATTGTGATTGGGACCGCCGCGTTATCCGCCTCGCCGCAAACCTTTCCGGCATCCAGCTCCTTGACGCGTTGCTGCACGAGCTGCTCCATGCCCGGTTTCCCGATCTTGCGGAGGAGGTTGTCGAGGAGTTTGCCAGCACGGCCGCCGCGATCGCCCACCACGAGGGCTTCCGCCTGGCCGACGATCACGAGGAGGAGTGAATGGCGAAAGCCAAGAGCGGACTGTTGGCGTCACTGAAGGAGCGGGCCGTCGCGTCCGGCACTCGCCGCTTCGAGACTTGGTTCGACAAGTTGCCGGCCGACGTTCAGGCCGAGCTCAACCAAGCGAAGTTGAGTTTCCTCCGCGGCGAGATCGTCGACGCCCACGGGCGGATGCCCACGAGCCGATTCGCCGAAATGATGTCGGCCGAGTTGGCCGAGCGTGAGATTGCCAACGTCGGTCGCCAAGGAGTCGAGAATTGGCTAAAGCGAAAATAGCCCAGGCGATCGCCGAGAAGGCCGCGATGGCCGCCGGCCGCCCGCCCGAGAAGTCTGAGCAAGTCACGCAGTCTCGCGACGGCGACACGCTCGAGGCCCGCAGCGTGTCGGTCCGCATTCGCACGGTTGAGGATCTCCTTCGCCATATTGAGGCCGACCTCGAGCGCTACGAAGTCAGTGCGAGTGAAGCGACCAAATGGGAGGTGGCGACGAGCGATGCCGACGGCACGGCCACGGTGACGGAATTGCATCGCGTTTGGGTGCGACTCAAGCCGCGGCCCGGCCCGGGCGTTGTCGAGTGTGTCGCGGCCATGATTCAGGCCGCGGCCAAAGAGATTCGCCGCCCGGCGATCAAGCCGCACAAGCGCCGCGAGCCCGGACCGTGGCAGGTTGTCGTGATCGCGGATACCCATTTCGGGAAATACTGCTGGCGGGCTGGCACCGGCGACGCGGACTACGACCTCTCGATCGCCGAGAAGGTTGTGGGCGACGCCGGCCGCGATCTGCTCGACAAGGGCGACGCCGTCTACAAGCCGAGCCGGCGGTCGATCCTGCTCGTGGGCGATCTCTTTCATTACGACACGATCAGCGGCACAACGACCGGCGGCACGCCGATGGCCGGCAGCCTCGACGGCCGGCTGCAGAAGATGATTCAAGTCGGCTCCGATTGCCTCTTGGGATTGATTGAGCGGTCCGCGGCCACCTGCCCGACCGACGTGTCGATTGTTCACGGCAACCACGACGAGACGCTGACGTTTGCCTTCCAGCGGATCATGGCCGAGCGGTTCCGCAGCGACCGCCGCACGAGTATTTCGGAGCGGCTCACAGGCCGGCAGTATCTCCACCACGGCAACAATTTGATTGGCATTGCCCACGGCCACCGGGCGAAACGTCGGCTCCCGCAACTGATGGCCCTCGAGGCCGCCGACGTTTGGGGGCGGACGACCTACCGCGAGATCCACACCGGGCACTTCCACTCCCAGGCCGCCGAGTGGTCGCTTCCCATCGAAACGGTTGATTCGGTGCTCGTGCGGGTGGCCCCGTCGTTGGGGCCAGCCGACGACTACCACGCGAGCAATGGGTGGATCGGGGCACGCCGAGCGATGGAATCGTATTTCTACGATCCAGCCGGCGGGGTCGTCGGAATGTTTTGTAGCGGTCCCCGGCCCGAGCGGCGGGGAATAGTGAACACGCAAGCACGGTAGAGCGAATGAGCGATTGCGGCGACATTCTCACGGACGAGTATCTCCGCCAAGCGGAGCAGCGCGCGAGACGCTTTAGCGGCGCTTTTACGGGCACATCGGGCTCTCTTGCTGCCGACGTGCTGAGAATCCTGAAACACCTGCGACACGTCACCAAGGAGGACCGAGCGATGGGACTGCAAGAAGCAATCGACACGGCGTTTAGCGGGCTGCCCGAAGACTTCGTGAAGGCAAACGACCGCTACACGCTCACGCCCGCCGAGCCGCAGCCACCGCTCGAGATCGAGCCGCAGCGGGTGGGGGCATCAATGACGCCAGAGCAGCTCGAGGCCGCCTGGGCGGCCGTGAACGCACGACGCGAGCAAGTGATCGAGCGGATTCAATCCGGCGAAGTGCCGGAGCCCGTGGCCGAGGTTGTGGCGACCACGCCGCCGGCGGCCGACAAGGTTGTCGACGGCGACCGCACGAGGTTTGCGACCGGGGCCGTCCGCTCGAGCGATGCGGAGGCAACCCGCTACGACTTGATCTCGCCGATCGGCCTCGAGGCGGTCGCGAGAACGTGCGCCGAAGGGGCTGCGAAATACTCGGCGCACAACTGGGAGCGCGGGATGGACGTGCCCGACCTTTTGAATCACGCGCTCCGCCATATCTTTCAATTCTTGGCCGGCGATCGCTCCGAGCCGCACCTGCCGCACGCGGCTTGGGGGCTCCTAGCCGCGATCCATTCAGACACTCTCTGGCCGCATCTCAACGAGAACAAACTCCGCGGCCCCGGGTGCACGCCGCCCTACGAGCCCCCTATCTGAACAACCGTACAATAGGGGTATAGGAGCCCGCCCTTTGATTCGCCGCCAGCGACCAGACGAGACGCAGTTTCGCCACGGTGCCGGCGGCCGGGAGCCGCTGTCGCCGCCGGGGCAGGCTGGCGATCACGTCCACTACACGCCGATGAAGCGGGCCGGGTTAGGTGTCATCACGAGCCGAGACAAGAAGCCCACGTCGGCCCTCTCGTTTTTCGAGGTGCTCGCCTGGGAGTTGTCCGGTGCTGGCGACGCCTCCAAGGCGATCGTGCCCGGCTGCACCGTCCGCCAAGCCAAACAACTTTTCGACGAGGGGCTCATCTGATGAGGGAAGTCATGCCAGAGCTCGAGCGTGAGATCGTCACGACCGAAATCGCCGCGTTCCTCGAGCGGGCAAAGTATCTCGCCGCCGGCGGGCTGACCGTCGCCGAGTTTGGGCGGTTGGCCGTCGATCTCATGCGGCTCGTTATCGGCCTGGTCGACAAGATCGCCGCGCCGGGGGCCGACAAGAAAGCCGTCGTGCTCGCGGCAGTCGGCGATCTGTTCGACGCGGTCGCCGACAAGGCCGTGCCGCTCGCGGCCTATCCGCTCTTTGTGCTGCTCCGTCCGGCCCTGCGTGCGTTGTGTCTGGCCGTGGCCGCCGGGGCCGTCGAGAGCCTGCTTCCGCTCGTGAGGGCTATCTAATGATTCTGGCAACTGCTCTGGCCGTGGCGGCCCTGCTCACCGCCTGCCCGTGGCTCGTGGGTCGTGCGGCGTCGGTCGTCGGTGGCGGCCTCGCGATGCCGGCCCACCGGCCCGCCGGCCCGACCTACCAGGGGGCGATCGCCGACTTGGCGGTTGTCCGGCTGCGACTGCTCGAGACGCAGCAGCTCACCGAGCAGGCCCGGGCCGCCATCGACACGCTGACGCTGGCACTCGTGGCAGGGAGCGATCAATGAGCGAGCGATCCCGATACCTTCTGGCCGGCGCCCTGGTCGTCGGTGCCCTGTTCGCCTGGGTTGTCGACCGCCCGGCAACGCCGCCGAGCCCCGAGCCGTTCCCGCCGGAGCCGCTGCCGGTGATGCTCCGCGGCAAGTTCACCGGGCCGACGGGGGCGGAGGATGCGGCCACGATCTCGGCGCTCTGTGCGGAGCTCGCCGACGAGATCGCCTGGGATGGCCGGCAGGCGGAGCCCTTCCTGAAAAACGCCGTCCAGCTTGACGCATTGCGGACGCGGTCGCGTGAGCTCCGCTGCCGGGGCGTGAGCATCGGCGAGCGGCAGCCGGCGGCCCGCGATGCGATCCACGCGTACCTCGATACGGCAGTCGGCACGGCCGGCGGTCCAGTGAGTGACAAGCAACGCGCGGCCTGGGTTGACGCGTACCGCAATCTCGCGAGGGCCGCCGCTGATGCGACGCGTTGACGACACTGCACGGTTCCGCCTCGCGGTTGCCGGACTCCTGCTTGGCCTGGCCGTGCTCGTGGCCATTCGGGCCGGCCTGCTCCTCGAGGGCACGGTCGGGTTTGGTGGTCGTTTCGGGTACACACCCAATCCCGAGGGCACGCGGCAGTTTCTCCAAGAGCTTGACGAGCCGCGGTTTTCCCAGGCCGCCCCCGAGTGCATGGCGAAGGCCCGGGGCGTCGACACGTTCCTCTATCGGGCCGCCGACAAGGCCCACCGGGCACGCTACGGCACGCCGTTCAAGGTCTGGCGGCAATCGATCGGCGACTGCGTCAGTTTCGGGTGGGGGCTGGGCATCTTCGTTTCGGAGAGCGTCGATTGGCAGAACGGCCAGCTGCAGGAGCCGCCGCTGCTCCCCTGCACGGAAAGCATCTATGGCGGTTCGCGTGTCGAGGCCCGCAACAAGCCCGAGGGGTCGGGCGGGTGGAGCGACGGATCGTACGGCGGCGCCGCGGCCCGCTGGGCTCGCGATTGGGGGGTGGTGTATCGCGAGGTCGTCGCCGGCCACGATCTCCGCATCTACTCCGGTGATCGCTCGAAGCAATGGGGAAACCACGGCAACGGTGGCCAAGGCGATAAGGGCCGGCTCGACGCGATCGCGAAGAAGCATCCATGCAAATACGTTTCGCTCGTGAAGACGTGGGACGAAGCGGCCGCAGCTATCGAGGCGGGTTTTGCGATCCCAGTGTGCTCAATGCAGGGATTCGCTTCCGTCCGCACAGACGGGGGCTGGGCCGCACCTTCCGGCCAGTGGGCTCATTGCCTCTGCCTGATCGGAGTTCGCTACCAAAAGAACGGCAGCCCACGAGACGGGATGCTGGTGGCGAACAGCTGGGGCGAGTCGTGGATCTCTGGCCCGCGGTGGCCCGATGATATGCCCGAGGGTTGTTTCTGGGCGGACCGGAAGACGATCGAGCGGATGCTCGCCGGCGAAGATTCGTTTGCGGTTGGTTCGGTGGCGGGCTGGGGCTGGCGTGAGATCCACAACGGCGAATGGATGCAACCCATGCCGGTGGAAACCATCGGCCGCCGGCCGTCGACCGCCCGGCTTGTGGCCGACGTATTCAAGTTGTCGTTTTAGGGGGCATGATGAAACTCGACCGAAATACTCTCCTGCTCGTGGCTGCCGGCGTGCTCGTCTGGTGGTTTTCCGGCTCCCCTGCCCCGCAGCCGCAGCCGTTCGCTCCGCCGCAGGATCGCCCCGTGCTCCGCTGGATCGCCAAGGCCGCAAAGACCGCCCTTTGGATCATGATCTTCGCCGAAGGCCCGCCGGCCCAGGACCGCCCGCTCGTCCACGCTCACGGCGACATTGGCGAAGACGGCTACGCCACGATCCAACATGGCAGGGGGTGGTAGCGTGACGCTTTACGAATGGCTCGTCGCTTGGCTCGTGTCGCTGTCGGCCGGCCCGGGGGCCGTCGACGCGGAGGCGCCACGGGCGGCAGCCGCAGTCACCGCCGCTCGAGCGAGCATGATTGCCGACGGCCCGGCGCCCCCGGCCCCGGCCCCTGCTGAGTGCGTCTGCGGTCGGACGTGCGTCAATGGAACATGGAAGCCCGACGGGCGGATCGAGCAGCGGTGCACCTGCACCTGTGAGCGATGCAAGCGGAAGCCCGCCCTCCCCTGCCCCGATGGCAAGTGCCCGCCACGGTGAAGCATGGAAGCCCTCGAGCGGCTCGTCGCCCACGTCTCGGAACAATGCGGCCAGCGTGCCCGCATGGCCGGCCGTGCCCGCGTGCACGAGCTCACGCGTCTGGTTGTCCGGCACTGGCCGCACAATCACGTCGAGGCCATTGAGCGGCACGGCGGCAAGAACAACGCCGCGGCCGCTCACGCGATGATCCTCGTGCGTGCCCAGGTTCGCGAGCAATACGAGGCCCGGCACGATGTTGGCCCGCTCTGGGATCTCTTTCTCGGCGGCCTCGTGGCGTCGATCTGCAGCTCCGTGCTCGATCTCTGGCTGGCCGATCGGGCGTGGCGGGTGATGCTCCGCGGGTTGTCCCGCCAAATCGCCGCGGAGCGGTCAGCGGATCGCACCGAGTAGGGCGGCGATCGCGTCATGCACGGCACGGGCGAGCGGCGTCTCGCTACCGAGCTCCTGGCCGAGTCGCACGAGCACGAGGGCACGAATCCATTCGTCCCACGGTATCCGCGAGCGGCGGCGTGTTATCCGGCGTGTTGTCCGCATAGCTCCTCCATGAGCCTCAAGGGGAAGGCCGCGATCTCGACGGCGGTCGGGTGGGTTGTCCATGCGTAGGCCTGGCCGTCGGGGTGGAGCGACGGCGGGAGCACCGACTGAGCGGCCCGGCCGCCGATGCGGACCTCGAGGCCGTCGATCTTGGCCACGGCCACGGGCGGCAGGTTGTCCGTCCAGCGGAAAAGCCGGTGCTCGCCGCGAGCCGATCGCCACGTCGGGGTGGCCACGTCGACCAAGCCGAGCCGCTCGAGCGTCGCCCGGCCGTCGTCGTCGTCGAATTCCACGTCGACAACGCCGGATGGCGGGCCGAGCAGGAGCCCCACATTCGACCGAGCGGCGAGCCACGCTGCCACGTCGCCCGGGTTGTCCGTCGATCGGGTTTGCCATGCGGCCCCGAGCGGGCGCTTCTCACGCCGGGCGAGCCGGACAAACCGGCAGCCGGCGGCGGCCAGTGCTGCGATGTCGTTCATCGGTCGCCCCTCCTGTCGTCGAGCATGGTGTAGGTGGTGGGCATGGCGAGGCCCGCGGCGGCGAGAGCGTCGCGGACCTCTCGGCGGATACGCTCGCAGCGGTGGGCGCTCACGGGCTCGCCGATGTCGTGGTAGGTGTCGAGAATCAAGAACGCGTCCGGCAATTCCCGGCCGGCGGCGATGGCGTCGACGACCGGCCGCGTGAGCGGGTCGGCCTCGAGCACCTGGGCGAGATCGGTTTCAAAGTTGGCGGCGTGCATGGCGGGGGCTCCTGGGTTGGGGGTGGGTTGTGGGTCGGTGGGTTGTGGTTAGTCGTTGATGCTCAGGAAACGATCGCTGGCCGGGCAGGCCTCGAGCACGATCGCGTCGGGGTCATCGGCCACGGCCGGGGCCGCCCGCATGGTGTCGTACAGATCGGACGCGATGGCCTGGTAGCTGCCGGCCCCGAGCACGGCGTCGATGGCTGCGGCGAGCGTCGCCCCGGTGGACACGCGGGCGAGGATCATCCGGCTAACGGCTGCGTTCTTTTCGATGGTCGTCATTTCATTTCTCCTAGTTAGTGGCGGGCCGCTCGTTGCTGCCCGTGTGTGTATATTAGCAATCGGCAATAAGGAGTCAAGGGCTGAAATCAAAAAAACTTTTTGGGGCTACTTCCCGGCCTTCTTGGTGGCGTCGGCTCGAGGCCGGCCACGGCCGATAGGATCACGCTTGAACGCCGCGGCCGACGACCGGAGGGCGAACCATTGGCCGTCAATCTCAACGCCCGCCACGGCCCCCTTCTTGATCTGCGTGAGCATCCAAAGGCGAGACACGCCCGCGAGCTTCGCGGCCGTGCCGATGCGGACGTAGAGGCTAGGGTCGATTTTCGGTGGCATGGCTGCATTATTGCCAATTGCTTTCTTCGGTCAAGCGGCCCGGGTTGTCCGTTGTGGGTTGTCTATCCCTGGTAGTCGGCCAGATAAACGAGCTCGTCGGCCAGAGCCGAGCCCGGCAGCCCCTCGAGGGCGTCGAGCTCGTCATCGGAAAGCGGCTGGCCGGCGGCGGCGTGCACGTCGGCCACGATCGACACGCCCGGCGAGCGGCGGCCGGCACGCTTCCCGCCGGCCTGGCGTCGCATGATCTCGGCGTGGCAGTAGTGGACCTCGTCCATGTAATAGCCGGCCTTCGGGCCGTCGGGCATGGCGGCGAGGGCGGAGCGGCAATCGGCGATAACGAATTCCAATTCCGCCAACGAGCGGCGGCGGCAGATCTGGGGGTAGGCGGCGTGGTCGATTTCTTTCGTGGCATATGCGGGCATTGGTTGGGGCTCCTGGGTTGTGCGGCCATCGGCCGCGGGTTGTGTGGGTTGTGGGCGACGTGCCCGGCAGCCCCCTAGCCGGCCGCGGGTTGCCCCGGGGCCGGCGCGGGGGAGGCCGCGGCTACTCGGCGGCGGCGGCGGGCTCGAGCTCCTCGGCGGCCGCTCCGCCGGGCTGCTTGGAGTGAAGGAACGCGGCGGCCCGGCTGGCGGCGGCGGAAGCGGTGAATATCGCCCGCTTGTCGGCCTTCATGATCTTCAGCCACGACGCCAGATATTCGGCGTGGTCTTCGCGGGGCTGGGGCTCAATGCCAAGATCGGCGGCCAAGAACGCGGCCCCCAGTTCGGCAATGAGCTCCTCGGCCGCGTATTTGTTTTCGCCAAATCTCGACGAGAGATCGCGGGCGAGGCGGGAGCCGTGGCCGGTCCAATGCACGAGCTCGTGGGCAAGCGTCGCCGCGTGGTAGCCCGCATCCTCAAAAGCGGAGGCATCAGGCATCTGGACATAGTCCGCGGACGGGTTGTAATAGGCGCGGCCGCCACCCTCGCGAATATCGGCGCCGGTATGGCCGAAAAACTGCATGGCCGCGGCGATCGGTTGCACGTCGCCGGCCGGCCGCTCTACGGCCGCGGTGAAGTGCTCCGGCAGCCCTTCACACTGTTCGGCATTGAATACCGCATAGCTTTTCAGGAACGGGATTTCACGCTCTTGGGTTGTCCCGTCGGCCCCCTGCTCCTCTTTCTTGAAGACGCCAGCGTAGACGACGGGCGTGGACTTCTCGCCCTTCTTGACGTGGCCGCCGAGCTCGCGGGCCTGATTGAACGTCAGCCAGAACGGGCAGGAATAGCCGCCGGCCTCCGCGGCCATCCAGAGCACGAGAACATTGACGCCGGAGTAGGGTTGCCCGTTGTGGCGGAGCGGCCGCGACGCGGCCCCGGTTGTCCATGGCTTGTGCCACGGGGCCACGTCGCCAGCTTCAAGCCGGGCAACAATGGCATTGGTCACGTCAGCGTAAACGTCGCGGCGGGTTGTGGTGCTGGTCGTCTTCATCTTTGAACCTTCTTGGGTTGTGGCGGGTTGTCCGCCGGGTTGTGTGTCGGGCGACGTGCCCGGCCGCACGGTGCCCGGCCGCCACGAGCGGCGGCCGGTGGCCGTGGGGCCGCGGCTACTTGGCGGCCGCCCGCATCGCCTTGACGAGCTCGCGGGCCTCTTGCCGGTCGTCACACGTCGCGACGTGATGCCGGGCACCGTCGGGCGTGATGCTTTCGATTTCGTACCAGCAGCACGCGCCGCGGCTGCGGGGGTCTGCAATGCGGATGATGCGGTAAACGGTCGTCGGGTTGTGGGGCGTGTTATCCATCGTCGGGGCTCCTGTTAGGGGTATATCGTCAATCGGCAATAAAGACCTAGAACGGGGCAAATCGCGGCCTTCCCATCGTGGGATGGCGGCGGAAGTTTTCGGCGGCTGACCGCGGGACAACCCACGAGCGGCCAATACGCTGGCCGGGCACGCGGCCGGCCTTCACCAGTTGGCGGAGCCATTGCTCCGTCACGTCGGCCAGAGCGGCGGCGGCCGGCAGCGGCAAGAGCTCGTCGGCCGTCGGGGCTGCGGGGGCAATTTCAGCGGCGGCCCGATTGATGGCCGCGGCCATCGTTTCATCGGCCGTCGGCAGCACCGGGGCCGGGGCCGTCACGAGCTCGTAGAGGGCTGCCGCGGGGTCGTCCTGCCCTAGTTCGGGAATGTCGGTATTCGCGAGCTCGCGGGCCACGTCGTCGAACGCCCGCAGATTGGTCTGGTCGCCGATGGTAACGGCGTGCCGATTGGCCATCTTGAACGTGCCCCCGTGCCGATGGCCGAGCGCAGCGTAGGCAATGCGGCGGGCCTCAAGCGTGCGAGCGATGCCCATAGTCTCGAGCTCACGCATTTCGGAGTAGATCGCGCGCACAACGGACCAATCGAGGCCCATTTCCGCGGCGGTCTGCTTGTGCTTTTGAATGTCCATGTCTCGTCTCCCGATGCCCAATATTATCAATCGGCAATAAGTGTGCAAGGGCTGGAATCTAAAAAAAGTTTTTCGGGCAAATTTCTAGCCAGAATTCCGGCGGGCGTGAGTTTCGCCCGGAATATTCCCAACTGGACACTTTGGCGAAATCGAAAAACGCCATCGGCCATCCCCCCCGATAGCGGGGGCGTGCTCGCCCGTCGTGGCCGATGGCCACGGGATCGACCGCCGGGCCGGGCAGGATGGCCGACGGACGCGGCCACGAGCGGCGAGGGGCTCGAGCATCGGGCGACGATGGCCGGGCGACGACCTGCCCGGCCCGGCCGACGATGGCCGGCCGTCGGGGCTCTAAGTTGTGGGTTGTCGGGCCGGCCGACGGGCGCGAGTATTTCGATTCCGAAATACTCGCTTCCCCCGCTGCGTGGGGGGTGGCACACCCCGCCGCGTGGGGGTGACGCAAAACGCTACACCCCACCCGGCAGGGGGGGTCCTTCCGCCTCCTCCGCCGCCCTGCCCCCGGCTGCGAACTCCACTTTAGCGTCGAGTCCGTGCGCGCCCTGCCAAATTCTTCGACTGCTAGACCGAAAAACTTTTCACGCGTAGGATTCGACCCACCCAAACGAGGAGCGTGAAATGATGCGAATTCTCGCGGTAATCGCCCTGCTTCTGCCGGCGCTCTCGGCCGCCGACGAGCCGAAGCGGGCCGGAATGGTCGAAGCGAAAACGAAGGCCGTCGAGCCGAAGATCGACAAGGCCGTGGCGAGGATGCAGGCGGCAATCGCCCTGGTCGAAAACGACGAATGGCTCGCGGAAATCGCCCACGATGCCGCGACGACCGGCCGCTACAAGACCCCGAAGCTGCCGGACGGCGTGGTCGTGACCGTCATCATCCACGAATCGTCTGAAAAAAACCCTTTCGGCCGTATTCCGACGCCGAAAGCACGCGGAAACGGTGCCGAAATGATCCAAGTGGCCTACAAGGTGGCCGAGGGCAAGCGCGGCGCAAAGCGGGCGATCATGTGGGTCGACAAGCAAAAAATCGACTACAAGCGACTCAGGCCGTAGGTCGGCCCATCGCCGGCGGCGGATCGACGCCGAGCGGCCGCGGAAATACGCGATTTCGGGCGACAATCGTCGGGTCAACGTAACTGTCGTAGGCGATGCGGCTGCCCGGCGCGTGCCCCAACTGGACGCTCGCGGCCCCCTGCTGCTGCAGTTCGCAGTCGGTCGAGCTCGAGCGGCGGAGCCACTTCCACGTCCCGGGCCGAATCCCGGCCTTGAGCACCAGGCGGTCGAGCTGGTCGAGGAACGTCTCCCGGCTCGACGGCCACGGGACAACTAGCGGGCGTTGACATACGTCAAGCGATGCCCGAAGGGCCGCCATAGTGGCCTCGGACAGCCGGAACGTGACGACGCGGCCCGTTTTGCTCTGCGTCCATGAGGCGAACCCGTCCGGCCGGATCGCCGAGACGGGAATCGCGATCAAATCGCCCCACCGGACACCGGAATCCCAGGCGACGCGGACGGCCAGATCCCACCAGACGCTCCGGCGGAGCCCGCACTTGTGCCACCGCGGCAGCGTGCGGCAGGCGGCCAGCAACTTCTCGACCTCCTCGAGCGTCCAGCACTGGACGACCGGCCTCGCACACCGGACGGAGCGAATCCTCCGCCCTGGCGGCTCGCAGAGCCCCTCATCGGCGGCCGCCCGCCAGAGGGAAAGCACTTGGGCCTTCTTTGAGCGGACTGTGTACGGGCGTACAGTTGCCGCGTAATCGCGGAGCCACGCCGAGACGCTCTGCGTATCAAGTTCTTGGAGTGGGACAGGCCCACCCGCCCACCGCTCGAAAAGCTCCGCCGCCATGCGGTACTGGCGAAGCGTCTCAGGTCGGCAGTCGTGGAGCAGGCCGTAGTCGCGAGCGTAGTCGCCCAACGTCCGCGGGCCGGAGCGGCAATACATGGTTGCTAGTCAAGGCTATGCCCTCGCCTGGTCCGCCAGACCCGTCGAGGACTCCCCCACGGCGAGCATCCTGCCGCCGGGTGATACCGCCATCTTCCAGATGGTTTCCTGCCGGTCAAAACCCCCGCAAAACCCGAATGTCCGCTACTCGGCACCGTTTGTCAGAGCAGTTGAATTTCAGTTCTGTAGATCGTTTTTTCGGTTCCAGTAGAGCATCGGTCTACGGAACCGAAGGTTGCTGGTTCGAGCCCAGCGGGGTGTATTGCCGTCAGTGAACCCTACGGGTCGCGTGACGGCTAGGCAAATTGCGTAGAGTTCACGGAGGAGTCGAATGGTCAGCAGGCACCCGGGCGGCAGGCCGCGGCAGATCAAGGTGTGCGAGCTTGGCAAGCGCATCGAGCAGATGGCGGCCACCCGAGGATGGAACCGCTCCGACCTTGCTAGCCGTGCTGGCATCACGCCCGTCTCGATGTGGGCACTGTGCGTCGGCAAGTCCAAGCCAAAGTTTGAAACGATCTGCAAGATCGCAGACGCTCTCGGCGTCCCAGTAACAAAGCTGCGGTAGACGCTTTTTCAGAAAAATTATCTCCACCTAAAAACTCCTGTTGACTGAGTTATTAGGTGTGCCTATGATCCCCGCCATGCGATGCCGATTGCCGGCATCACGACCCCATGGCGAGGGACCGCCGGATGGCAAGCAGAGAAGACAAGCCAGCGGCCTCCCTCATTTCGCAAGGAGGCCGAAATGGAATTGCAGGACAGCAATGCAGGTCGCAGGGGAGGAAAGTTTCGCCCTGTCGAGGATCCCACGTTGGAGCAGATCGCCGAGCGCTGCTTGGAAGTTCAGGCCAAGTGGAGCGAGCGGGAGAAGCTGAATCGCTCCGGCATGACTCGGTTTCTGTGGCGGCCGCAGCGTATCACGTTCGATCTCGAGCGAATGTCTGTGCAAGAGTCATTCACCTAGCCGAAAGCCTTGCCCGCCGCGCCCATCTCTGCCAGGGGTGTGACGCTACCGCACCCCTGGCGAGCTGGGATTCGGCCCATCTTGACCTCGACCAGCGAATCACGGCCAACGACCCGGCTGCCATGTTCGACGTGATCGTCGAGGCCATCTGGGAGTTGGGCGAAATCCGAGACGCGGTCGACCGCGACCTCGTTTCACCGTCGGGGCCGCTGATGGGTGGCCGCGGGACGCTCGCGAGGCTCGCGGAATTGCGCGAGCGGGCAGCGGGCGGATTCGCATTGTTCGCACAAGGAGACGGCGGGCTTGGAGGCCAGCCGGAAGGAGCCGCAGAGGAGCGGCGTTAGCAGGATTGACGGCCGGCAAGCCAAGGCAGGCAAGCCGGCAGTTAGCAAGGAGGCGATCGTGCTGGTTCTGTCGAGAAAGCCTGGCGAGTCGTTGGTGTTCCCAGATTTGGGCATCAGCGTCTTCGTCTGTGAGACGCGAGGCGATCGCGTCCGCCTGGGCATAGTTGCCCCCGACGGCGTGCTCGTCCTCCGCGACGAAGTCTTGCAGCGGATTCGCCTTGGCGAGCCGCTGCGTCAAAGGCCGTCCGATGGATCGGGCGGAAGGAGCGTGGCACCAAAGGAGTAGCTATGGGCCAGTGGGACTCAGAAATGAGGTCGGCGGTCGCCGTGAGGCTTCTCGCGAAGCACACAAGGACGACCGCGACGTTGATGGAAGTGATGCGGGCGGCGGAAAAACTGGCAGCGGAAAGCCGTCCGGTCGCTCGCGGGATTTACGAGATCAAGCCGGAATCGCTCTTGAGCCTGCGGACATCGCTGGCGGCGGCCCGGCAACACATGGAAAGGGATTCCAAATGACAATTTCGATTCGCAAAGCAAAGCGGTCGGCCACGAAACTGCGACTGCTCACGACCGGCCCGAGTGGCGCCGGCAAGACCTACGGCAGTTTGCTCGTGGCCAAGGGGCTCGGCTGCAAGAACATCGTCGTGATCGACACGGAGCAAGGCTCTAGCGATCTCTACGACACGCTGGCTGACTTCAATGTCATCGACCTCGCCCCGCCGTTCACGCCGGAGCGATACATCGAGGCGATACAGACGGCGGAGCAGGCCGGGGCCGACTGCATCATCATCGACAGTATTTCGCACGAGTGGAACGGCAAGGGTGGCTGCCTCGAGCTGGTGGACGAGATCGCCAAGGCGAAATTCAGGGGCAACACTTGGTCGGCCTACTCGGAAATCACCCCGCGGCACCGGGCCTTCATCGACGCAATGCTGCGGTCGAGTGCCCACATCATCGCGACCGGGCGGGCGAAAACTGAGACGGCGCAAGTCGACGACGGGGGCAGGAAGAAGGTCGTCAAGTTGGGCATGAAGCTCGAAAGCCGCGACGGTGCGGAATACGAATTCACGCTCTGCCTCGACATCGTCCACGACGGCCACTTCGCGGTGGCAAGCAAGGACAGGACGGGGCTTTTCGGCGGCGACCCGAAGCCGATCACGGAGGAAACCGGCCGACGGCTCGCGGCGTGGCTGGCCGGCGGCGAGTCTCGCCAGCCGGAGCCGGAGGCCAAGGGCGACGACGGTCTTTTCAAGAAGGCGGCCGACGCGATCGACGCGGCCGACTCCGTCAAGAAGATCGCCCCGATCTCGAAGCGGATCGACGCCCTGGTGGCCGACGGCACGCTCTCGAGCGAGCAGTGGTCGGCCCTCACCGACAAGGTCGACGCCAAGCTCCGCGAGCTGACGGAAAGCGAGGCTTCGAATGTCTGAGCACTACGAAACATTCGTTTCCGTCGCCATCGACTACCTCTCGCAGCGGAGCGTCTCGCGACACTACTCCGAGAACGTCACGCGGATCGCGACGCGGGCCGGGGCGATCTCAACGGAGCGGGTCAACGCGTTCCTCAAGTGGCGTCTCGAGCAGGTTTCCACCGTCACGGCCAAGGCCGAGCGGGTGGTGCTGCTCTCGCTCTGGCGGGCCGCCTACGAGGCCGGCAAGGTGAACGACCCGCCGCGAGGCGTGTTGCGGATCAAGGCAAAGCGGCCGCCCACGCGGGCGTGGACCGTCGAGGAAATGCGGAGGGCCATCGCCAAGACCGACGAGGTCCGCGGGCGAACCCTGCGGAACGGAGCCGATCTCGGTGCGTTTCTCAAGTGCTGGCTGCTGCTTGGCTACGAGAGCGGTGCCCGGCGGGGCGACATCTTCTCGTTCACAAGCCAGCACCTCGACGGCGACGTGCTCCGCTGGACGATGGCGAAGACGGGCGACCCAATGACCAAGCATCTGTCGCCGGCCTGCCTGCGGGCTTGCTGGGAAATGCTCGAGCAATCGCCCGATGGCAGCATTTTGGCCTGGGTCGTTCAGCGGCGTCGTGCGGCGATTCTGCTCAAGGAGCATCTAGACCGCTGCGGCATGGTGGGCTCGAGCAAGTTCCTGCGGCGATCTGGGGCGACCCATATCGAGATTGAGTCGCCGGGCCTCGCCACTCGCCATCTGGGCCACAGGACGGCGGCGCTCGCCAGCCAGGCCTATCTGGATTGGGGCCAGATTCGCAAGTGCAGCCCGCAAACCCCCGTGCTGGTGGCGTCATGATGAACGACATCGAAAAGTCGCCGGCAAACCGGACGTTCCGCGAATTCATCGAATTTGAGGCGGCGCAGCACGACCCGCTCGACCGCGAGTTTGCGGTCAAGCGTATGTGCGGACCGCGGGCAGTGAAGGGGCGTCCAGCGACGCTTCCGCAACTGACTGACGAGCAGATCGTTGAGGCGGCCAGTTGCCTCTACCACCACCTGCTCTCCCTGCAGGAGTGCATGGCGACCGACGAGAAATGCACCTGGCGGCTGACGACCGTCAACGCATGGCTTGGGGCACGCTCGGCGATCAAGCGGGCGGCGACGTTCACGCGAAAGGAGGAGCCGGATGCTGTGGCATGACCGATCGCGGTGGCAGGCCCGCCGCGATGAGCAAGCAAAGAAGGTCGAGACGATGACAGCGTTGATTGAGTCGTTCAAGCGTGGCGAGCTCTCGTACACGCGGCTGGCCGACAAGATCGACGAGGTAGTGAACGGTGAAACCGACAGCATCGTGCGAGTCGGCGAAGCACACAAGTTGGAGATCAAATCGTGAGCATGGATTGGACGACGTTTTTCACGGATGACGAACCGAAGCAAGGCCCGGCCGCGGTCGAGGCCGATATGCCGATCCTGCCGGAAGGCACGCACACCGGCGAGATCAAGGTCGCGCTCATCCAGCAAAAGGAATGGGCCAAGAGTGACGTGAACCCAAACGGCGAGTGTCTCACGGTCAAGGTGGCCGTGACGAACTACCGGCCGATCTGGGAGTCGATCCCCTGCCACTACACCGGCAAGGTCGCCGCGCTCTGCCGGGCCGCGAGGATCGAGCCGCCGACGAAGACGAACCCCAAGTTCGACGAGGCATCGCTCGCCGGCCAGTTCGTCACGTTCAAGAGCCTGCTCGCGATCTCGAAGAAGGGCAACGAGTTCGTGAAGGTCGAGCAGTGGCAGCCGAGCACGGCGCCGCTGCCGGCCGCGATCAAGAACGCAGCGCCGCGGAAGACGGCCGCCGCCAAGCTCTCCGCCGCCACGCCGGAGGACGACATTCCGTTTTGATCCATCCACCCCGCCGTGGGTTCGCTGCGTTCATCAGCGAAATCGGCCGCTGCGCCCTTTTGAGGCGTTACATCGAAGGGCTGCCATCCAGCGGTTTTTACCTTCCGCCGCGGGGCTGGCCGGGTGCCGCACGAGACGCGGCCAATACACGGGAGAAGACCAATGCCGACGTTCGTGGAAGCCAATTGCGATCTGCCGCTGTTCGCGGCGTGTCGCCGCAGCGATCCGCCGACGAGCCGCGCGGCCGCGAGCATGGCCGGCGGGCTGCGGGCGGACCATCAACGGAAAATCCTTGACAGTCTTGGTCAAGGTGCGGCGGGTGCAAGCGAGATCGCGGCCCGGTGCGGCCTGGACGCTCACCAAGTCGGCAAGCGTCTCGGCGAAATGGGCCGGGCGGGGTTGATCCAGACGACCGGCCGCACGGTGCGGTCGGCGACCGGGCGGCCGGAAAGGGAATGGACGAAGGGAGTCGTCGATGGCCGGTGAATGGATCGCAATGGACGTTGGCCTACCGGACAAACCCGAGGTGCAGGAGCTCCTCGACATAACCGGCGAGTCGGTCGAGGCCGTCGTGTTCCGGCTTTACCGTCTTTGGGGCTGGGCCGCCCTGCACTGCTCCGACGGTACGGCACGAATGACCATCCCGAGGCTCGTGCGGACGTGCGGGGCCGACGAGGCCTTCTGGCGTGCCGTCGCGGCCGTTGGCTGGCTGGAAATCGACGAGGACGGCGGCACGGTTGCCGTGCCCGGCTGGGACCGCCGTTTCAGCCAGGCCGCGAAGGCCAGAATCCAGCACCAAGACCGGGCAAAGGCCCAAAATGAGCGCGATCCAGACCGCCGGAAGCGTCCCGAGGCTGCCTGCGCTCAAGCGCAGGAGTCGCCTGCGCCGACGCGCAGTAGAGGAGATAGAGGAGATAGAGGAGAAGTTCCTCCTCCTCCGCGTGCGAGCTTCGCAGACTTGCGGAAAGCCTGGAACGACGGTCCCGGCCAGAAGTGGAAGCCCAACAAGCCGCCAGACGGTGCCGAAGACCGCCTCAACGACCCGGAATGGTGGCCTATGGCCGTGGAAGCGATCCAGCGGCTCCGCACGGCCAAGTATTTCGATACCCCGCCGACGCTGATGCAGTTCGTGGCCGAAGGGTTCGTGGAGCGGACGCTGGGCGGCCAGTACGACGCCGGCAAGACCTCGCCGCGGCCCCCCGGCGGCCGCGGCCGGCCGGACGATAGGCCGGAGGCCAAGCCGTTCGTGGGCAAGGACGCTGACGATTTCGAATACACCCGCCGCCGCGAGCTCGAGCGGCTGGCCCAAGCGAAGGCGGTGAGCTGATGGGCGGCCTGCGAATCGAGAAGATGCCGAAGGACTCCGACGGCCGCGTGGCACCGACGGCGAGGCAGCGCGAAATACTCGACGCCGGCATCCGCTTGGCGTCCGCGGGCTATCCGCCCACGCTCCGCGAGTTGGCCCAGGCCGTCGGGATTCGTTCGCTCAATGGACTGCGAGTGCAGTTGGATGCTCTGCGGCGCAAGGGCTGGGTCGATTGGCGAGAGGGATGCGCTCGTACACTAAGATTCATGTAGAGGAAATCATGGGACGTAGTTCGAGAGAAAAGGGAAAACGCGGCGAGCGTGAGTGCCGCGACGAGCTCCGCGAGGTGCTGGGCCTGCCCGACGGGGCGGCCCGGCGTGGCTGCCAGTTCCAAGGCGGGCCGGACTCGCCCGACGTGGTGCTCGACGGGGTGCCGATTCACGTCGAGGCCAAGCGGACTGAGCGGCTCTCCCTCTGGCCGGCGGTCGACCAAGCAGGCCGCGATGCAAAGGCCGGCTGCGTCCCGATCGTGTGGCATAAGTGCAATCGGCGTCGTTCGGTCGTGATCGTCGAGACGGCGAGGCTTTACGACCTCGCGGTGGCCGTCGTTGAGGCCGCAAAAAACGGTACTCCTGCGGAGCCGACCTAGTGCCCGTCAAGAGCAAGGAGGCAATCGAAAACCGCCGCAAGGCGACGCTCGAGCGTGGCCGGGCGACGACGCGGCTGGGGGCCGACATCGGCGAGATCGCCAAGCCGGTCAACTTAGAGCGACGCGAAGCCTGCCGGCTCGACCTCGCCCGCTTTCTCGTCGAATACTTCCCGCAGTCGACCGGCCTTTCGCCATTCTCCGAAGACCACAAGCGAGTCATCGGCCGCATCCAAGACTGCATCCTCCGCGGCGGGCGATTCATCAACGCGGTCTACCGCGGCTTCGCCAAGAGCACGATCTCCGAAAACTCTCTGCTCTGGGCCATGCTTTACGGCCACCGGCGATTCGGGGCGATCTTCGCGGCCGAGGCCGACCTCGCCACCAAGGCCATCACGAGCATCAAGCTCGAGCTCGCCGAGAACGACCTCCTGTTCGAAGACTTCCCCGAAGTGTGCATCCCCGTGCGGGCCTTGGAGGGCAAGCCGCAGCGGTGCAACAGCCAGACGTTCAACGGGAAGCACACGCATATCCGCTGGCAGGCCGATAGCGTTGTCCTGCCGTCGATCCCGGGCGGCGTGGCCAGCGGCTCGATCATCATGAGCCGCGGCCTCACCGGCTCGATCCTTGGCCTGCGTCACAAGGCGCCGGACGGCACCCAACTCCGGCCGGACTTCGTGATCGTCGACGACCCGCAGACGCGAGAGTCGGCGGCGAGCCCGATGCAGTGCCAGAAGCGTCTCGAAATACTCTCCAAGAGCGTGATGAAACTGGCCGGCCACACCAAGAGCATCGCCTGCGTGGTCAACGCGACCGTGATCGCGACCGACGACATGGTTGACCAACTCCTCGACCAGCGGAAATACCCGGCGTGGCAGGGCGAGCGGATTCCGATGGTGCGGAAGTGGGCGGACCGGCACGAGGAGCTCTGGCTCGGAAAGTATCGCGAGATCCGCAACACGTTCGACAAGGATCGCGTCGGCGACCAGGCGAGAGCCCACCGCGAGGCGAATGAGTTTTACGCGACCAATCGCGAGGCGATGGATGCCGGCTGCCAAGTCTCGTGGGCCGCCTGTTTCGATCCCGACAACGAGCGCTCGGCGATCCATCACGCGTACAACGCTCTGATTGACGACGGCGAAGCGGTCTTCGCGAGCGAGTTCCAGCAGGTGCCGCTCGCCAACGAGGCCCAGGCGTCGGGGCTCACGCAGGACGACGTTCGCGGGCGGGCGATCGCGGTGCCGCGGTGGATCGTCCCGGCGGGCCTTGAGACTTTGACCGCGTTCGTCGACGTGCAGGAGAAACTTTTGTATTGGGCCGTGGTCGCTTGGGGGCAGCAACTCCGCGGGCACTTGGTCGCCTACGGCGTCTACCCAGAGCAAAACCGCACCTACTACACGCTCCGCGACGCCCGCAAGACGCTGGTTAAGGCCGCGGGCGGCGTGAGTCTCGAGGCGGCGATCCACGCCGGGCTCGAGAAGGTGGCCAGCGAAATACTCGACCGCGAGTTTTCGCGGGAGTCTGACGATGCCGTGCTCCGCGTCTCTCAGGTTTTTGTTGACGCGAATTGGGCGCAGACGGCCGGCGTGGTCCGCGACTTTGCCCGGCGGTCGCAGTGGGGGCCGCGGATCATCCCCACCCACGGCCGATTCGTCGGGGCCAGCGGCTCGACGCTCTCCGACAAGAAGGCGGACAAGGGCGAGCGGGTGGGAGCCAACTGGCGGACGAGCACGATCAACCGCCAGCGGCACGTCTTGTACGACACGAATTCGTGGAAAACCTTTTTCGCGGCCCGCTGCAAGCTGCCCATCGGCGATCTGCAGGCCTTCACGGTCCACGAGGGCCGGCACGAAATGCTGTGCGAGCAGTTGGCGGCGGAGTATCCGACACGGGTCGAAGCCAAGGGCCGCGTCGTGGACGAGTGGCGATTGATCCCCGGCCGCGACAACCATTGGCTCGACTGCTGCGTGGGCTCGGCCGTGGCGGCGTCTTTCACGGGGATCTCGGCCGTGGGCGTTGACGCCCGGCCGGGGGTGGTGGCCAGCCGGACGGTGTCCCGCGAGGAGGCCGCGAAACGTCGGGCGGAAATCATGGCCAAAATGCGGCGCTAAATCTGGCGTTGACGCATATGCAGGGTGTGGCAGTCTGCGGGTGGACAGTTTCCCCCAAAGGAGATCCACCATGCGTTTCTTGATCGCGTTCGTTGCCCTGCTTGTCGCCTGCCCTGCCCTGGCTGAGACGTTCGTCACGACGACGACCATCACGATTACGACGGCCCAGGCCGAGGCCGAAGGCATGGCCCGCACCGGGATTCTTCGCCACTGCGGCCGGAACGGCGGCCGTGCGGAGGGCATAGGTTTCTCGACCGTGAGTGCCGACCATGCCATCCGCAACTCCTGCTACTGGGGCCAGCGAAAGCCTCGCGAGATCGGCGTGGCCCGCGGCCCGCGGGGATGGTACGCCTGCGTGAGATACTACTAGTGAGCGGCCCTCTCATCGCACTCACTGGATTGATCTATGCCTGGATTGCCGCCGACCAGTTTTGGCGCGGCAATCCAGGCATGGGCATCGCCTACTTGGGCTATGCCGTTGCCAACGCGGGAATGTATCTGCTCGCTCGTTGACGACGACCTCGACTTCAACCCGTTCGACGAAGACGACGGAACGATCGGCCTAATCGTTTTTGCGTAGGCTTGGCCAGGATGCCGGGTGTACGGTGGTACACTTATGGGTAGGCGCGGAGGGACCGCGTCCACCTGCCGGAGACTGCCTCTTGGCCGACAACGACGACGTGATCGACGCGCTGGCGGCGAATCTCGCCCAGCCCCGTCGCGCCCGCACCGACGCCGGTGAAGTCGAGCAGCACGAGCTCGACCGCCAGGTGGAGGCCGCCAAATTTGTCATGCAGTCGCGGGCGGCTTCCGTGTCGCCCTTCAAGAGCCTGCGTATGGCCCGCATTGAGTACCCGGGGGCCACCGGCTAATGGGGCTGTTCTCCAAGCTCGTTGGGCCGTCGAAGCGGACGCTGCAGGCGACGATCGCCGCGCAGCAGGCCGCTATGTCGACGCTGGTGCGTGCCCGCTACGACGCCGCCCAGACGACCGAGCTCAACCGCCGGCATTGGTCGCAAGCCGACTACTACTCGGCCGACGCGGCTCTCAGCCACGAGGTTCGCCGCAAGCTCCGCTCGCGGGCTCGCTACGAGATCGCGAACAACAGCTACGCCGCCGGCATGGTAAGCACCTGGGCCAACGACCTCGTGGGCACCGGTCCGAAGATCCAACTCGACCTTGGCCCCGACGTTGACCCAGAGCTCGTCCGGCAGGTTGAGCTCACCAATTTCGATTGGTCCGTCAACGTCGACCTCGCCAACAAACTCCGCATCTGCAAGCGGGCGAAGTTGGGCGACGGCGAAATCTTTGGCGTCATGACGACCAACAGCCGGCTTTCCCGCCGCCGCGATGCCGTCACGCTGGACTTCCGGCTCATCGAGGCCGACCAGATCGCCGACCCGGCCGCGTCGATCTGGACGAACGAAGCGGACGGCATCCGCTTCGACGAAGACGGCAACGTCAACGACTACTACTTGCTCAAGCATCACCCCGGCACGGCACTCGCGACGGCGACGCTGGACGGCCGCTGGGTGGCTGCCGAGCACGTCCTGCACTGGTATCACGCCACCCGGCCAGGCCAGCACCGCGGCGTCGGCGAGATCGTGCCGGCCCTCGAACTGTTCGCCATGTTGCGCCGCTACACGCTCGCGGTCGTGACGGCCGCGGAGACGGCGGCCGACTTCGCCGCGATCTTGAAGACGACCATGCCGGCGGACGGCCGCGGGGCCGACAAGCTCGAGCTCTACGAAACCATGCCGATCACGCGTGGCATGGCCATCGCCGCCCCCGACGGGTGGGAGCCGGTCCAGATGAAGCCGGAGCAGCCGACGAGCACCTACGACTCGTTCGTGCGTCGCCTAATCTGTGAAATTTCGCGAAGTTTGAATCAGCCCTATATCGTCGCAAGCATGGACAGTTCGCAGGCGAATTACTCGTCCATGCGGGGCGATTACCTCGTCTACCGCAAGCACATCGGCACCGAGCGGAGCGACCTCGAGCGTGTCATTCTCGACCCGCTCTTTGAGCGTTGGCTCGACGAGGCCGCCCTTGTGGACGGTGCGATCCCCGACGGCCTGCCGCCCCGCGACCAGTGGAATTGGCGTTGGGTGTGGGATGGCTTCGAGCACATCGACCCGCTCAAGGAATCGAGTGCGGACGTGGAGCTCGTCAACAACAACATGGCGAGCCTCGCCGACGTGTGTGCCAAGCGCGGCCTCGATTGGCGTGTCGTGCTTCGTCAGCGGGCGATCGAGCGCGGCGTCGAGGAGGAGTTTGGCATCCGCCCCGAGGCGGCAACGCCAGCCCCGCAAAACAACCCCAGCCAGGAGCAAGACCAATGAGCGGTCGCCACCGTCGCGAGTCTGTTGCCGCCGAGAACGCCACCCGCCACGGGATCGTGGCCCAGGCGGATTTCAGCGTTGTGCAGCCGTCCGTCGCCGCCGAAGGCCAGGCCAGCGGCCAGCCGCGGTTTTCGCTCACGGCCTACACCGGCCGGGCGATCCGGCAGTCGTGGTCCAGAAACCCAATCGTTGTCGACCTCGCGGGCATGGACACGAAGACGAATGTCGTGTCGATCATGTACGGCCACCAGTACGACATTTCCGCCGCTCTCGGCCAAGCCGACTCTATCGACAATTCGATGGAAGACCTCGCGCTGGCCGGCAATCTGATCGGCGAGGGCGAAATCTATGACCGCGTAGTGAGCTACGCGAAGAAAGGCTGGCGTTTCCAGGCCTCGATCGGTGCCGACGTGAACCGCATCGAAAACGTCGCCGCCGGCGAAACCGTCACCGTCAACGGCCGGGAATTCACCGGGCCGATTTCCGTAGTTCGTAGTTCCATGCTCCGCGAAGTCAGCGTCGTAATGTTCGGGGCCGATGCCTCGACGACGGTGCAGATCGCAGCGGAGCAAGACCCAGGAGAAGAAACCATGGCTGACGAAGCCACCAAAAACCCCGTCGAGGCGTCCGCCCCGATGGAAGGCACGGCGAGCGTCGCCGTGGAAACCCCTGTGACCGCTGCCGCGGTCGTGTCCGAGGAGAACAAGTCGATGGAAAGCATCAAGGCCGAGATCCTGAAGGAGCTGAAGGCCGAGCTTCTGGCGGACGTGCGGGCCTCGCGCCCCGCCGCCCCCGCCGCGCCGGCGGTCCACGTCAAGGCTCCGACCGACGACCCGAAGACGGTCGTGGCGTCGCTCTGCCTTGCCGGTGGCCTGCACGGTGCGGAAAAGGCCTTCGACGAGCGGACGCTCGAGGCGGCTCACGCCCGGCGTGGCGAGGCGTCGCTGGCCCAGGTGGTGCTTGCCGCTGCCAAGGCCAACGGCTACACCGGCCCGGCTCGCATCAGCGAGGGCAACTGCCGCGAGGTGCTCAAGGCCGCGTTTGCGACCCACAGCATCTCGACGGTCCTGTCTGCGACCTACGGCAAGTTCCTCCTCAACGGCTTCACCGCCGTCGAGAGCAACTGGGACCGCATCGCCTCCGTTCGCTCGGTCAGCGACTACAAGTCGGTGACGGGCGTGCGTGTGACGGGTGGCTTCGAGTTCGAACCGGTCGGCCCCACGGGTGAGCTCAAGTCGGCCGACGCCGGCGAGGAGACGCGGTCGATCAAGGCGGACCTCTACGGCCGCCTGAGCTCGATCTCGATGGTCGACCTCGTGAACGACGATCTCGGTGCTCTGACGCAGGTCAGTGCACGGCTCGGCCGCGGTGCCGCGCTTCGGCTCAACAAGGTGTTCTGGGCTGCCTTCGAGGCCAGCAACGCCAGCTACTACGCGAAGGAAACGGCGGCCGCGGGCAACGCGTTCTCGCTGACCTCCCTCCGCACGGCGACCGCGAGCTACCGCAAGCTCAAGGACGGCGACGGCAACGTGCTCGGCGTGGCTCCGCGGATCCTGCTGGTCCCATCGGACCTCGAGCTCCCGGCCGCCGAGATCATGAGCAGCTCGCTCCTCATCACCGGCAGCGATACCGTCCGCGGCAACGCGAACGTGCTCGCCGGCCGTTACCAGGTCGTGGGCTCGAGCTACCTCTCGAGCGCGTCGACTTGGTGGCTGTGTGCCGACCCGATGGATCTGCCCGCGATGGAAGTCGCCTTCCTCGGCGGTCAGCGCCAGCCGGTCGTGGAGTCGGCCGAAGCCGACTTCAACCAACTCGGCGTGCAGATCCGCGGCCACTTCTCCTTTGGCGTGGCCAAGGGCGAGAAGAACGGTGCCTACCGGATGGCGACTGCTTGATCTCTGACGTGACTGTGCCCGGCCGGCGGGAGCCCAAGCCCGCCGGCCGGGTCTTCGATCAACCCTAACCCTGTTTCCAAGAAAGAGAGTTTCAAATGGCTTCTATCGTTGGCGAGGGCACTTCCCTCGACTACACCCCGGGCTCGGCCGTTGCGTCGGGCGACGTGGTGGTTCTCGGTTCCATCGGTGTCGGCATCGCCGATCACGACATCCCGGCGAACACGCTTGGGGCGGTCGTGGTCGACGGCCTGGTCGAGTTCCCCAAGGCCACCGGCGCGATCAACGCGTACGCCAAGGTCTACTGGAACGCGACCAACAAGAACGTGACGACGACCGCCACGGACAACACGCTCGCCGGCTATGCCGTCGCGGCCGCCGCCTCCGGCGACGCGACCGTCCGCGTCAAGCTGATGAAGGCCTAGTGGCGTGCTGACGGGTGCCCCGCGGCGGCGCTTTCAATAGCCGCCGCCGCGGGCGCAACCCGTTCCCGGGAGTATTGCGATGCAGGATATGTTGGCCAAGGCCGAGTTGTGGTTTGAGCAACAGCGTCGGGAGCATCTCGCCGTTGAAGTTCAATACCGGCCGGCCGGCACGCTCCTGCCGCGAACCTGCCGGGCCACGCTGGTCGTTGGCCGCTGGGAGTCTGTCGATTCGGCCGGGCAATTGGTGCGGATGGAGAGCTTGGATTTCTTCATCCACAAGGACGAACTGCCGGCCGACCCCAAGAAGGGCGACCGGATAGCCGTCACGGAGCAAGGCGTCGAGAAGTTGTACGAGGTGGCGATCATCGGCGGGGCATCCCATCCGTGGTCGTGGGCCGATCGTTCGCAAAAAATCCGCAGGATACGAACTATGGCCGTTGCCGGCACCACTGCCACCCCGAATGAGACGCTGCTCGTGCGGGCCGTCGGCTCCTCGACCGCGGCCGACATCACCGACGCCCAGATCAAGACGAGCCTCTCGCTCGATATGGCCCAATCGCGGGCCATCGAAAAGACGGTCGTCGCCGCGTCGGCCTACCTCTACGTCGTGCTGCCCGTGTCATTTGGCGAGCCCGTTCTCCGCGTCAACGGCTTTCTGACGACCGCCTGGGGGCTGACGCTGCGAAATATTGCCTTTGATGGGCAAGCCTCGCGGCCCTACCGCATTTACCGCTCGACCTACCCGATCACCGGCACGGCCGTCGTGGAGATTTCGTAATGCCGCAGATCAAGGGCACCAACGTCGTCGCCCCGGTCGTGCCGCTCGACACGGCCGACGTGCACCCATCGCACGAGGCCCGCTATGGCAAGGGCGGCTATCGCACGGTCGCCACGCTGGCGGAGCGGGACGCGATCCCGGCCCCTCGTCGCGAGGCTGGGATGCTCGTCTACGTCCAGGCCGACGACAAGATTTACCAGCTCTCGGCCGATCTGCTCGCGTGGGAGGAATTCTCGGGTGGCGTTTCCACTTGGACGGAGCTGGAAGGGAAGCCCTCCACCTTCCCGCCAGATCCACACGGCCACACGGTTTCCGCGATCGTAGGCCTGCAGGCGGCCCTCGACGGCAAGCAAGCCGCAGGCTCCTACGTTCTGACGACGGACGCCCGCCTCTCGGATGCCCGCCAGCCGCTCACGCATACCCACACGGCCAGCCAGATCACCGACTTCACGACGGCCGTCGTGGCCGCCGCGCCGCCGACCACCAATGCCAGCCTGCTCACCTCTGGCACGCTCCCCGACGCGCGGCTCTCCTCGTCAATCGCCCGCACCGCTGACGTTACGGCTGCGGTCGCCGCCGTGGTGAACGCGGCCCCGGCGACGCTCGACACGCTCGCGGAGTTGGCCTCGGCTTTGGGCTCAGACGCGAACTTCTCAACGACCGTCACCAACTCGCTCGCCTCGAAAGCCCCGCTCGCGAGCCCGACGTTCACCGGCACGGTCAGCGGCGTCACCAAGAGCATGGTCGGCCTCGGCAACGTCGATAACACAAGCGATGCCTCGAAGCCCGTCAGCACGGCCACGCAAACGGCTCTCGACGACAAGGCCGCGACGAGCCACACGCACGGGTTTCTGTCGGCAAGCGGCGACCTGTCGAACGCTTCTGGCGCAGGGACCGCAGCGACGGTTGCAATGGTGGGAATTGCTGGCACACCGAGCGCCGGAAAACTTGTCGCTGCCACATCAATGGTTGGCCTAAGCGTATCGGCAGTTTCAAACGCCCTATTAGTTACTTACGGCAGCACCGCACTCACGGCCTGCCAAGGTAACGACTCCCGGCTCTCCGATGCTCGAACCCCGACCGCCCACACGCAGGCGTGGTCAACGATCACGGCCACCCCGACAACGCTCTCTGGCTACGGCATCACCGACGCTGTTTCCTCGTCGGACGCCCGGCTGACGGATGCCCGCACGCCCCTCTCTCATACGCATAGCGCACAAGATATTCAGAGCGGTGTCATCGACACGGCTCGGCTTGGCAGTGGTTCGGCAACCTCCACGACGTTCCTGGCTGGGGATCAAACCTGGAAAACCGTCACCAGCGGCAGCACCAACGCCAGCGATTTGACCTCTGGCACGCTGGCCAATGCCCGCATGACAACGCGAGCGCGCGCCTCAATGAACATTTACCTCTGGTCTTCTTTCCGATAGGAGTCTGTCATGGCCCTAGAGCCGCAGTTTGCAGTTACGCCGCGTATTGGCACCGTCAATATCGCTACCGCGAATACGAACCGCGACGGCACTGGCACCGTTGCCACGCTGATTACGGGGGCTGCGACCGGCACCCGTATCGCGGAGATAGTCGTGCAGGCCCGCGTCACGACAACAGCAGGCATGGTGCGGATTTTCCTGCACGACGGGACGACGTTCTACTTCTTCGATGAAGTAAACGTGGCCGCAGCCACCGTGGGTGCGAACGTAAAGGGTTCGCGAGTCAGCACCACCTACAGCAACCTCGTCCTACCCAATGCGTCTTGGAGCGTTCGCGTCAGTACGCACAACGCGGAGAGCATCGACGTTACGGCTCTTGGGGCCGACCTGTGAATGCCGGAGTGCTGGCAAGCGGACACGCGCCGCCAACAATGCCGCTCGGGCTGCTTGGCGGCAGCTTTGGTGTGCCGCTGTTCAGCCGCACCATGCACCCAGAGGTTATCGGCTGGTTTTCACGAGTCCGCGCAAACGGCGGAAACGCTTCAGCGGCAACGCTGGAGGCTCTCAGCGAGTTTTGCAGGGGCGTTGACTCGCTAGGGCTGCGAAGCCTGTTCTATCGCCTGAACCTTTTTTGCGGCAGCAACCTATCGGCCTGCTTGGTCCCGCTGTATCGCGGGCCGACCTTACAAGGGCCGCTATTCGGACACCCCGTAGACGCTAATTACAACTTCGCGTCATCCGACTACACGGAAACAGGCGCGAGCGGAGGACTGACATCAAGCAACACGAAGTACCTTATCACCGGCCTCGCCCCTGCGGACTTTGTCCAGGCTACTAGCGGCCTACACATGGGTTTTTCTTCGTCGCGTCAGGGGCAGCAGTTTGGAGACTATATCGGAACCGATTACGGGAACGCGGGAGCTGTAGCAGGAGTTTCGTTTTACATCCGGCAAAACACTGGCCTCCAAGTGCAGTCCGGTACGTCGATCTCTAGCGCAGGCACTTCGCCTTTCGTTCCAAGGCGATTTATCGCATCAACGACAACGACTGCTCAAAACAGAATGATAGTTGCCGGTGCGCCAGGAGGCAGTTTTGGCAACATAGTACCGCCGTCCGCGGGTGTCATGGCGGTTTTTGGCAAGGCAGCATCAGCCACTACGGTAGCCTCGCCAAACTACATGCCGCTTGGCGTATTCCAGATGTATTCAATCGGTGCGCACATAACAGCGGAGCAGTCGCTCGCGATAGATACCCTGCTTCGCTCGTTCAATGCGGCCCTGCGCCGCGACCGCCCCAGCAGCGACCCGGCGTTTGACCGCGTTGGGCATCCAGAGGCAAGGGAGTGGATTGATAACGTGTACGCCAACGGCGGAACCGTCAGCACCTCCACCGCGAGCGCCGTCAACGACTTCTGCAACGCCATCGACGCCGCTGGCCTGCGCGACCGCTTCTATCGTCTCAACCTCTTCGCTGGCACCGGCCTCGCAGCCGCACTCGTCCCGCTCTATCGCGGGCAGTCCCTCGGCGGGACGCAGTTTGGGAATGCGACGGACACGAACAGCAACTTCGTCGCAGCCGACTACAACGAGGCGAGCGGCCTTATCAGCAACGGTAGTAGCAAGTGGCTGAACACAGGACTACCGCTGAACTTCGCAACTGGCAGGCATATCGGTGCTGTTTTGTTTTCCTCCAGTTTTGGCGGGCAGTACCTTCTCGGTGCGTGGGGCGCAAGCGGCAATAATTCGATCTTCGGTATTTTCACGCAAGCCAGCCAAAATCTGACCGCGTTCAATTTCTCCGACGCCGGGGCATCTGGCTCCGCTGGCAACAATGCACCGACGCTGAGACGATCCGCGATTGCGAGCAGCAACCCCGGTACTGGCGGATTGGAGTTGTTCCTGAACGGCACAAGCGTCGGCGCAGGGACGGCCTACAGCACAACCAACACTGGCCCCATATCTATCTTTGGCCTTAGAAGAAGTAACGAGGCCATTCCGCAGTCGATCACGACCGCACGAATGTCCGGCTATACCATTGGAACGAATCTTTCGGCGGCAGATGCGTCCGCAATCAATAGCGCGCTGGCGACGTTTAATGCAGCAATGGGGAGAGACTCCTAATGTGGCTGGACGCCTCGCAACACCTAGACGAACTGGCGGCCCTCAACGCGGCCCATGCCGACCGGCAAATTCAGCCGGTGGCGGGAACCGGCGGCACGTTTCTCGTCGGGGCCGATCTCCTTACCGACTGCGGCGAAGGGTGCTACTGGCACGGGTATTGCGAGTGGTTGGAGAAGCTGCCGCCGACCGATGCGGTGCCGTTGCCGCCGGACGAGCCGGTGGCCTGAGTTGCCGTCTTCCCACAAGAGAGCGCATTTCGGGGCATTTCAGAACTGGACGCGGCGCGTAGGCTGCGGGGATGGCATGGACGATCCATCACGGCGACAGCGTGGAGACGCTTTCCCGACTCCCCAGCGAGTCGGTC